AATAACGATATCATCACCAAGTACTGCATAATCAACAAAGTTTTCAACTTTCCCTTTATGAGCTGCTAGTTTAACAATCAAATGATGAGTTAAAGCTAACATAGCCCAAGAAGAATAAGCTCCCATAGGTTGCCCTATAGAATAGTAAACGTCTTTCCCCTGGAAGGACCAAGGTATATTTAGGAGATTTCTCCAGAGGTTTCCATCAACACCTAAATTATTTAGGATGGTGATTTGTAAATCAACTGGAAGTCGATCAGTTGCTGCTGTTAAGTCAAAGCATGAGAATTTGTCTGGACTGTTAACCTTTAGAAGAATATCTAAAGGTGCCGTCTGATTGAACGTCCCATCTTGTGGGATAGTTTCCAAGAATCTAAAAATAGAATCGTGGAGAGGTTTCAAACAAAGTTGAATCCACCAATTAGTTATGGCAACAATCCGGGCTTTCCCAGCTTGATCATAAACAACAGATAACCGACCGATAGGATTTCTCGGTTGGATCCCGATTACATACGAAACAAGATATATTGGTCCTACTAAGAACCATATGCTTGCAAGTGAGGCGAGATAAAGGTAAGCTCGTTGAGCCACCAATACCCGCACAATACTAAACGCAACCGAAGGGAAAAGGAGTAATGCAATAGCATCAACACCAGAACCCCAGGTAGCTCGTTTGGAAATCGGACCAGCAGATTCAGAAATGAATCCACTAATTTTACCAAAACCAATTCTCGAGTGTCCCGCAAATCTTTTCACTACTCCTTTGCAAGCAAAGGTACGGACTAAACCATTAAAGGGTTCTATAATAGAATCCAATGAAGGTTTAACCTTAGTAGGAAAAGTTCGGAATATCGATAAACAGGTTAGAACTAATCTAGTAACTAACGCCTTGTCGGCCGACGTTCCCAAAAGGATACGTAAGCCATAAGGAATAATTACAGGTAGCCCATGGCGGTTTACCCGAACTCTTACACCATTTGTGTAAACAGTTTCAGGTGAACCAGCTAAGAAACGAACAACAAGACGCAAACATTCCTTTAAATAAAGAAATGTAAAATTAAAGCCATTGGCTTTAATAAGCTCTTGAATGTTGTCTCGAAGCTTGCAAACATCTTGACTATAGTTTTGAGCTCTCATTAACCAGATGGTATAATTCATGAATCGACGAACTTCTTTCGAAG